CCTGTTGGGCGTCTTATAGGCCTTTGCGGCCTCTTTGCGCTGGGCCTTGACCCATGACCGCTCTGACACTCTCGACCGTGTTTTCTCTGCTGTAGACATGATTCCTGCTCCGTTACTGTTGTTGTTGTTGTTGGTGAAACTGACACTGCTCATACCGGATCAACCACAAGACATGATTTCCCATTCGTTTTGCTTGTTTGACAAGATTGCTCTGTACGTGCCAGGCGTAATATCTACCTCGATGGGCCTGATCTGGTACATGTTGATCAGATCTCTAACCTCATTTGACGAGCCATAAAAATCACGGTCCTTTGGCTTTGCCTTAGGAAAAAACGTCAGAATGCCCTCGTCATTAATGCGATGATTCGCAAATATAACCCACAATGCACGGCTGTTGCCGTTAACGTCACGCTTGGTTTTGTATTTCATAATCATGGCATCTATCTCCGTTCGTTACAGTTGTTGTTGTATTGACCACTGACACCGTCTATACCGACCAAGCCGATTAGCAGCCCCACTGGCTCGCCATTGCTTCAGCTAGCCCTTTATAGGTCGTGCTTCGCAACTTCCAACGATCATCGCTAGGCCCAAGCCTGTTCTGACCTGAGGCGGTTTGATTCGCCCATCGTTTTTTGCCGTCTATAAGTCTTGGTTCGATGATTTGCGTTGGTTCCAAAGGAGGAAGACCAATCAACCACAAACAAGTCTTTTTGCTGGCATCGTGGCCAAACTGCCACGGGTTGACCACTTGATCAGGCTTTCTGAGCCTGCTGGAGATCACACTCACAGGATTCTCGATGCAGATCCTGCTAATGGGAGCCTCTAAAAGAAGTTGCACGAAATCCAAGGCGTCTTCTGTCAGCTTCGGATCTCTGAGGCCTCTGGTTGTCCAGTGCATGCCAGAAACTGATAGATAGGTGCATGGCGGGTGAGCGATCATAAGATCCCAGCCGTTACCCAAGATATCTCTGACATCGCCTTGATAGTGCGGGCCAGGGACGTCAGTTGGCAGCAAATCGCACGACATTGCATCATGTCCGGCCCTTAAAAAGGCGTCCCGAACCGTGCCACTGTATTCACATGCAACCAGGACTCTCATCGTTTTCCCCTTGTGTTAGGCCCAGCCCCGATTGACTGGGCATTGTCCATACCGACCTCATGCGTTCGGGTCGCCCTCATGCTCCCAGCCCACTGCCTTGATCAGGTTGACCAAGTCCTCGATCTGCACGGACTCGCTCACAAGCTCGCCGTACGAAAGCGAAAAAGAAGGAGAGAACTCTCTGGCCTCGGACGCGACCATAAGCCATGTGAGGTCTTTCAGCCTGTCCTCCAGGACGCAAAGCAGATCGCCTCGCTCGTAGAGGCCCATACGGATAATCTCTGACGATGTTGGCCAGATTTGGCCCATTCTCAATTGCATTGTATTGACCGATCACTTTGATAGGCTAGTCTATACCACTCGGTTTAAATTTGGCTGGGAACGCCCCAGCCATAGCACTTACCGAACGGTGGTTTTGGTGAAATTGCGAATCTTTTTGAGGGATATCGCCTTAGGTTTACGTGGCTTGGGAGTCTTTCGCTCGTAAGTAAAAGAGACCCCAAAGACCGTTATCGAAAAAGACCACATTGAAATGCCTTCCTTGGCACTGGTTGTGTTCAATTGCAGAATTAACCGTTGATATAATCCAACTCTTCCGCCTTGACCGACCTCCGCTCGCTTGCTGTAAGTGGCCGGACACCGAAGGTGGAAAAGATTGGAGTCACCTCGCCGGTGTCTCTATTCTGGCACCAAGTATCACCAACAGGCAGACCTCTTTCGAGGATTTCTAACTGCTCTTTACGACTTCGGCACCTGTACAGGACCCAAGTGTTCGAAAAACCGTTTCCAGTGCTGGATCTGTAAGAGTTCACTGCTACATAGTAATTCATCAGACTGACTCCTTTGGGTAACATTTTTGACCGTCTCGATATTTGATTGATGCTGCTTCCTTCTCGGATATGACCCGCTGGCTGCTCAAAGCGTCAGGAAACGTGCCGCCTGAATCGTCGTACATCTTTTGGCCTGTTGTGTTGAGCCACTCAACGGCCTCTTTCTTGTCAAAGAACCTTTCCCATCTGTGATTTATCGATCCAGGGTAGCCTATGATTGCGACCATCTGTCTAATTCCTTTCGTTGGGGGTTACTGAACAACTCACTTACCGAAGCAGCTCAATCGACCTCTTTGTATTCCTTGATCCATTTGTGGATCTCTTTTTCCTTCAACTCCGCATGCGAAGGGATAAACTTGTCCCACCACATAAGCTCGACTGGCTCTTTGTAATACAGCTTGTCATCAACCCAGCAACGCCACATATTGACAGACTTTAGCTGAATAAAAGGAACTTTTTCGGTCGGCTTATCGACCTCAATCCTAACGCCGTAAGCGTGATATCTTTTATCCTTTGGGCCGAATTCACCCAGGTTAACAACTGACGCTTGGAATCCGATACGGCCAGCGAACTTAGCGCACCTTTTAGCGTCTTCAAGAGTTAGCGAGCTAAGGGTTGGATCGGACGGTGGAAGTTTCATAATTTAGGTCTCCGGCGGCCATCTGCGGGGTGGGATTGGTTTGTCTTTCAAGCGTACCCAATCTTCGATAATGTGATCCAGTATCTCGGATTGCGACACGCCAGCCTCTGCGGCCCGATTGTGCAGCCAGTGTCGCCACTGACTGCTCGCTCGGATGGTAAAGATATGCGACTTGGCATAACCTTCTGTTTTGTAGACTTCTTTATCCATCTTTCAGTCTCCTGTCCTGTATAGACAGCATAGACAGGAGAAAGGAAGAAAATCAATAAGGGACGTCGTCATTTTCGTCAAAAGGAGGATCGATCTTTCCAGACGAGGCAGTGACAAGGATGATGTCTCTGGCCCAAAGAGAAAGATTCAAGTACCCTTTGTCGTTGATCTTACCTCCGACCGAGCCGCTCACGGCAACGATCGATCCAGGCGTGGCAGTCGATGTCCAGTCACCCACCTTGCTGACAACCTCGACAATTTCTGTCCGGTTCAGGCTGTTTGTCAGCTTGAGCCTCAGCTTCGCGTATCCACCGTTGGGCAGTGTTGTCGCAGATTCAGCCACTTCGCCGACGATCGAATAGTTATTGATCACGCTGTCACCTCCGTTAGGGAAAGAATCAGATCTTCCTTCAGCAAAAACCGTCGCGAAACCGTTTCGCTCAGGTAATCCTTGGCAATGTCAGGCCGATCCGCCTGGAACTTCTTGGTATCGAAACGCTTGGAAATCGTCTCTTTGTAGGTCACGACCGTTTTGCCCTGATATAGGCCGACTTCAGCCGTTCCGATCGCTTCCTTGACCTCACGCTCAAGAGCGGACAGCTCGTCGGTCGCTGGGGTCGTTTCTCGCTTGATCTGGGCGATTCGACGCATCTTGTCGATGATTTCCTCGCTCAGGTCAACGGAAGTGCCAGAAGCAGCCCTTATGGCCGCTTTAAGGGCGTCATTTCGCTTAACTGTTACTGCTGGCTCTTCGGCAAGTGAAACATGGTTGTCAAACCAGGCCTTGACGTGGGCCACAGAGTCGATAAACCAGTCCGAAAACAGGTCGATTTGCAGCTCGTAAACCTTGACCTGTGAAGAGCCATGCAGGACAGCGATGTAGGCACGGTCGATGCCGTGAACCCAGCACTGCCAGTGGACTTGCAAGAGGTAATGCTCAGGAACAGTGTCCCAGCTTTTCTCATGCGTACACTTGATTTCAAGGATGACGTTGTCGTCGTCCTGCCGGATGACGTAGTCTGGGGTTGCCGAGGCCCACCCATTTGGGTGGACGGCAAAGTCCTCTTCCGAGAGGATCGAGCCACCAATCTGGTGGAGAGCCTCCATGGCCACTCCGGACTGCAAGTAATGACCCAGACGCATCGCCTGAGTTTCTTCGGTTGCGTCCATGCCCATCTTCGATATCCAGATGTCATGTGGGCTGCTCCATGGGCTGATCCCAAGGATGATCGGGGCGTCTGAAGCACCGATCGTTTTGCGTCTCACTTCCAGCCATTCAGTACGATTCATTGACCAACTCCTTTTCGGCGTAATTGCCACTGTTTATACCGACAGCCAGTTCTCTGATCTGCTTGAGTCCACGCAACAGGTTTGCCTCAAACTCGCAGTTTGAATTGCATTTGGGGTTCTGATCGAGTTCGCGGTCGATTTCGCGTTCCTCAAAAAGAGCAAGAACTTTTCGAGCCTTTTCTGACTCCTCAAGATCCTTGCTGCAAAGGATCTCTCTGATCTGCTTGTTATCCAGCATTCCTTCGTTGGCATAGCGGATCGTCAGAAGTGCGTACTCTTTGATTCTCATAAGCGAAAGCATGTTATGCTCGTTTCGCTTTGACATTTGCCTGATTGGATCTGCGTTCACTTTCGTATCTCCAGAAATGTGTTTGACTGACATTAGGACACTGGTCTATACCGAACCTTCAGACCCTTTTTTAGATTTGCGTTGCGACTTTGGCTTATTAGCCTTGTTGACAGGAAGGCATCCAGATTTAATCCACGCTTCCCATACGTCCGCAGCAAAATAGATCTTTGATCCGAGTTTGATTAAAGGCGGCATTAAGCCTATTTCTATGTGCCGTAATGCGGTATTACGGCAAATTGATATCGACTTAATCGCATCGAGAAAAGGTATTAGCGTTGGTTTCAGGTCTGTTCCTGCCATACTGGTATCTCCTGTAGAAATGTTTTGACTAACACTGGAACACTGGTCTATACCGACAGGTCACTTTGACTTGCCGAGAGCCTTTTCCATGACGGGAATGGCAATGTCTTTCCAGAACTTGGCGTCGATTTTGCCCATCCCCAGGTACTCGTCCCGCTTCTCGATGTCGTTGATCGCACCTTCTTTTCTGCCCGACCGCATGTGATATTTCACTGCGTTCCCAAGGCAAAAGACCTGGATGATCCTGTCGATCTCCAGTGGGCCTTTGATCAAAACAAAAGCGATCGTGATATCGTTGATCACGTCGATGACTTGCCGCCCGTCTTTGAGCCTGTAGTACTGCGGCCTTGCCGTGGATTTTCGATCGTCAGGTCGGCTGACACTAACAGATGCGATCGCAGCTTTTGTCCTTGTAGCCATAATGCGTGCCTATCCTCGCTTCGTCCTTTGTTTATGTAATCTGAAATGATGTGGTACGTATCCCGAATCATCAGATCACGCTTGTCTAGTGGAGGCTTCATCCTTACTCCCTATTGCTGACTTCCTCGATGTGCCAGCCTCGCGGCTGTTTCTTGTCCGGCCAAGCGAGGAAAAACACGTATTCCCCGTACTCGGCTGAAAAAGTTTTAAGTTTGATTTTGGCGGCATCCGTGTAAACGTGCCTGTGGCCAGCCGGTTTGACTTCAAAGTGGCAAACCTGACCGTCCTCTGTCCTGACTCCGGTAAAGTCTGGCGTATATCTCAGCTCGCCAAACCTCAGCGTATGACTCTCATACCGAACGTGATCGAAGAATGCGTTGAGCCAGTCGCACTGCGTTTTAAATGCGATCTCAGCCTTGGTCATTTCGCCACGTTTGCGAGGGTTTACTGCTCTGGCTCGCATCGTTATCCCCTTGGGAAGATCGCCCCCTCCGCCAACAAGACGAAGGGGGCTTAGATCCAACAGCCTGAGAGGTTAGGACTGTTCGAAAACAACTCTCAGGCAAGCCGCTGGCGGGAATCGAACCCACCCACAAACATCCTGTTCGCTCGACCACATCACGGCAATTCTTTTGACTTAGGCTCGTAATTGTTTAACACTTGATAGTCTTTTGGTATGTGCTTTCGCTCTTCTTTGTCGTACCAGTCGCAAGCCTCCTTCTTTGTTGATCGCGATGTCGCAATCCTTTTCCCCAAGTAGCTGTACTCAACGCACCACTTGTTTACGCTTTTAAATACACCGATTGTGCCGTTTCTGGCTTTCCATTTCTGCTTGATCGCCATGCGGGATTGGAGCATCTTGTTATGCCCTAGCCGGTCGCTTTCCATGATGTCTTCGTGCGATGGCTTGTCACCAAGCACATCCGTCACGGCACTCAGAGGGATGGACTCGTCGAGCCTCTGGATTTTCAGCATGATCAGAAGTTGTTCAGAGCCAAATGACGGCCAGCACTCTTCAAGAAAAAGGACGTGTTCTTCTATCGCCTTGTCGTCGCGAGCATTTTTCCATGTGTTGCTCTGGACTTTCTTAGAATACTCTGGCCTTATGATGCGTCTGATTTCTTCATTCAATGCTGGTCTCCTCCTTAGGACTCACTCGAATCGGCTCGTCGGTCAGCCAGCTAACATGTGAGATCAAAGAGTTGGCCCTGATCAAAGCGATGTCGATCCTGTCCAACTCGTCTTGCATCAGGTTGTAGACCGTTAAAGCGGCGGCCTTGGCCTCGCCATGACCTAGGGATGCGATAAAATCAAGCGGTGTCATTTGTTGGCTCCTCGTTAGCCTGAATCTTGTGGATCATGGCAAGTAGTAGAGTCGTGGGGATGGTGATCTTTTCGCGCCTGTGTTGTATCTGATAGGTTGCAACACGCTTCCAATCATTAATAACCTCTGGTGTTAGCAGTTCTTTCTGAATCGGTGTCATTTCCCTCGCCTCCACTCTCTCCAAGTGTCCATCGCCTCTGAGTAGCAGCATCGCAGCACTACTAACAACATCAGGCATGTAAACGGCAGAAGGAGTGCTTCAAATATAGATGTCACACCTTCCTCCACTTCGTGTCAATCCCTTGATCAGTCAACGTGTAATCACCGAATAAGTTAGGTGATTCAGCCTGCAACACTGACAAGACAGCAATTGCCAGTCGTTGAATCTCAGCGTCCGCATGGATTGAGCCACGTAATTCAAGGAAGTGTCGCCATGCTCGAGCGTTACCAGTCACGAAGATCTTGGTTTCAGTGCAGTTTGGCAGGACAGAGCGAGCGGTCTCCCTTGCTCGTTTGCGTATTAGAGTTGGAGTTTCGTTATCGGCATAGCTTCTTTCAAGAGATTCGATCAAGGCTTGGTACTGGCCCAGAGCTTTGCCCATGCAAGATGCCCACCAAGCGCCTCTGTCGCTATCCAGCTTGATGGCCGGTGGAACGACAAACGCACAGTCCGACTCGTCCACATATCGTTGACTTAGCTGTGAATAACTCATGCCAGCACGATGCCTGACCAGCTCGTGAGTGAGTGATCTGGAGACACCTGTGAAAATCATCGAGTAAACAGCATGCTCAAGAACTGAGCCGTGACCCACTTCCAAGATGTGGTCGATATAAGCCTTGTTCCCACCTGGTCGCGGCTTGGCAAAGCTCATATAGCACAATCGGCCAGCAATTTCCACGAGATGCTCGCTAGCATTGTCGGTGTCGCTGTTCCAGTGTGCGACTCCGTGAGCCTCCAAGAACTCGGCACATGGGAGGCTGTTGAGTTCTTGTTTGCCGACCAGATAAACGGTAGGGGCGTTGATGATTTTCATGCCAGCACCTTTCTTGTTTTACTGACAGCATCGTCGCGAGTGACGCCCATTTCCCGTGGAGCCTCGATGCCGATGCGAACACATGTTCCCGAGCCTGTGACATCCGTTATGACAATTTCGATGTCACCATGGACTCCTTCAGGTATGTGGATCTTGAACCGCTCGTTAATCTTCCGTGCAATGATTAGCATTTGACTTCCTTTCGATCAGATACTCATGAGGAACATTTCTTCGTCTTCCACAGGTACAGCCCATGGTTGACTTACCGCCACTTCCACAACTTGCTTACGCCTAAACATCTCCACCTGAGACTCGATGACGACTGCCGCCATCGCTTCCTTGGCCCTCTTGGCCTTGAGTGCTTCCATGTCGGCCTTGTTCATGTCCTCTGGTCGTGCTGATTTAAACAGCTCGCCCAGCGAGTCGCGGTAGCTCTTCGCCTTGGCGTTGTACTCCGCCAGATCGCCAAACATGTCGAGTCCGCGAGCCTCGCACCACATCAGCAAATGCTGCTCTCGCTGCCGTTGCTTCTGTAGCACATACCGAAGCATCTCACTGTTTGCGACTTGAACCCCCGCATACTTCAGAGCGTTGTTGCAAACACAGGCGAAAGAACGATTTGAGGTCTGGCCTTTATACTCAACCGGCACGCTGACGCATCCAATCCCATCGCAATACTGGCACTCTTCAGATTCGTATCCCTTTTGGTTTGCAATCTCATGTTCAGCTACAACCTTAGGCCGATTCTTGACAAACTCGGCAAAATGCTCAAAGATCCGAGCCGCTCCGCCGACCAGACGTTTCGTGGCAAATTCGTAGGCGACATTCTCGGCCAGCAGCTCGTCAGCGTTCAGGCCGGCCTGCACCATAAACCTCTTCCAGTGATCCCACTGGAACTCGAACGTCTTGGAGATCTCTTCATCAAGCACTGGGTCGTAGCCCTTGTTGATAAAGATCTGCTCGACGTATCCCCGCACAAAACTGTTAACGACGATGTTACTCATCAGGTGAGCCGATCTAAGCGAGCGCGTCTCGCTGCAATTTCTTTCGCCTTTTGATCCTTAGCAGCCTGATCTGGGTCAACCCAGTCGCCGTTGCCCCAAGAGTTGTTGATGCTCCCGATCAGGTAGGCGATGGTCGTCCCTTTGATCTTCCGCTCCTTCGATGCCTTGATCGTGGCCTTGAGGTAGAACTCAAGGAACCCAGTCTTGTTGGCCATCTCCTGGCTTACCGAAGCGGCAAACTGACGGTCTTGACCAGATGCTCCCAGTAACTGGGTAGCTAAGCCTCTTTGAGCCTCGGTCAATACAGCACCCTTGCGAGGAGCCAGATTCTCGGGCTTGTATGCCTTTAGGTTAGGCAGTTCTGTGCGCACCGACGACAACTCTTCTGGTTGTTGTTGGGGAGGTAATAAGGACTCTTCGCAAGAAGAGGATTTAATACCGTTGTTAATACAACTATGATCCCCCGCAGTCCACTGCGCCCCTGGGGTGCATTCCACTGCGCCCCCAGGGGTGTTGTCAGCTGCGCCCCTAGAACGCAGATTTATGCGCCCTATCTGCTCGACAGTTTGAACCGCATAATTGACGGTGATCGTGCGGAGCGTTCCTCTTGAACAGGTCTCGCTGGTTCTTGTGATAATTTTTTTGTCTTCGAGTCCCTTGAGCAGCACCTGTAAGGCTCGCTCTTTAACGCCAATCATCTCTTCAAGGGTGCTGTTGCTGGGGAACGCACCATCGCCGTTCTTGTCAGCGAACGACAGCAGGGCCACGTATAGCTTGAATTCGCTTGGAGGTAGCGCCCAGATCTCTGGGCAATTCAGCACCATAGGATTGAATTTACGAGTCATAATGTCCTTTTGCCCCTGCGATACATCTTCTGCGAGAACCGAAGAGCTTCCTTCTTTCGAGCCGGAAGATTGTGAGCAAAGGAGGCTGTCGCATGCCTGGGCGACATCCCCTCGTATCTTTTTAGTAGTTGCTCAACCGACTGAGGCTTAATATCATTACGCTTGCAGACAACAGGTTTTCCGCCAATTACGGGGGTGCAGGTGTAGAATGATGAGGTATGACCCGTAACGACGTAGAGAGGCCTCTTGCCTGCAAGCGTAACAATAGTTCCAATCATGCTTCCACAAGCTCCGCTTCGGGGAACTTGTCTTTGATCATGGCGAGGTCGCGAATGGTCGCGATGACCTCGTCCTTCTCTGAGTCGTCCATGTTGTCGTAGAGCTTGGCCATAGCCTCGCCCTGCATTTTCCAGTTCTGATCCTCAAGTCCATCAAGCTCGCGATAGAACTTGGACATCGTGTTGAAGATCGTCGAGGTAAACGCTGGGATCGGCTGCGGATACTCGTTGAGAGCAGATTTGATGACCTGGCCAAACTTGGGCCGACTTGGGACAGGAGCAGGCAACTGCTCGGCCTGAGGGGCGGGATGGTCAACCTTGCGGGCGTTCGGGATGGAATCGACCTCAGTCTCGTCCAGCATGCCCAAGCCACAGATCGACAAGGTCAGACGGCGTTTGGCCTTGGTCTCGCACTTGAGATAAGCGTTGCAAAGAGCCTCGCCCTTGAGGTTGCCCAGGCACACGGCTCCGCTGGCCACGTCCGAGCGGCCTGTCTTATCGACGCCCTTGACCGTGATCATCAGCACGTCGCCGATGGTTTGCTGAGTCATCTCTGTAACTGAAACACCGTTATTTTTACGGAGTTGCTCGGCACAGTTTCGGGTTGCGTAAAGAACCAGCTTCCCGTTCAAGTTGATATATTCAAACGGCTTTGTAAGTGGATTGAGGTTTAGCGAGTCGCACACGCTCATATAGTATGAGGTGCGTTCTTGTGGAGAGAGCTTGGATAGATCTCCGCCGATGATGACTTTTTCGATGTCCGACGCACTTGTCTTAACTAGATCAGTAGACATTTTGAATCTCCTCGCCGGTATTGGCAAGTATCTTACCGGCGTCACTCACTCGCTTGAGATCGACGACAATGGTGTCTTTGGATACCTGGATGAGGCGTCGGTTCGTCCAGTCGAGCTGAAAAAACGACTCTTCGTCGTCGGTTTGAATGGTTGCCGACAAGGGCCTTAAAGAAGTTGAGATCAAAATTGCAAAGATTTCTTTTTCAACTTCTGACCACTTGCTTTCAATGTTTCGCGATTCGTTCGCGCAGTCGGCTGCTCTGGTGAGCAGATCTGACACGGTTTCGACGATCCCCATACACGCTCCCCTGTGTAAAAGAAAAGGCCGGAAACCTCGTAGATTCCGGCCTTTAGCCCACCCATTTCTACTTATGCTGCCGATTCTTCCTTAGCGAAAAGATCGCCAACAATCTGGTCTTTAACTTCATCCGGTTGCGTTAAGAACCATGCAGTTACCCGACTGACAATCTTTGCAGGATTGACATCCCGCAGATTGCCGATTGGGTTGCGATTGAGATGTCGCATTTGCTCGTTACGGAAAGAAACTGGTTCGACGCCTTGCAGCTTGATGGTTACCACCATGGAATCCTCTGGGTACAATAGTTTTATCCTGCACATGTATCATAATACCAACTTTATTTACGCAGTCAACAATAAATCTATAATATTCTAAAAATCTTAGTATATACCAGATACTTTAAAGCAGAACATCTTTACAAGCTGTTTGTGTTTAGTGTATAGTATAAGTACAGCACTAGTTTTTGTGACTTGTGCATTAAAGGAGGATAGCGATGAGCATAGCGAATGAAAAGTTGAAGCCAAGCCAGCATACGCGCTTGCACGCAAACTCGGTTGAGCCGGTTATACAGGCAGTCCGGAAGATAGCGGCCAGACAAGTCATCAAGAATGGCGAGTCGGGCAGGCTCCAAGATCTGATCAACTATGTCATGCTAGCCCTTACGCAAGAAAAGCACAAGGTGCTGGTTGACCAGCTATACGCCGAAGGCAAGGAGGCGTTCAACTACGTGATCGAACACGACGAACTGAAGCCAGGATTCGCTGCCGAGATCCTGGTATAAATCCGTACGCAGAAACCGTTGTACCCTACGAACCCCGCGACTTACGTCTTTCTAATCCGTTGGTCACAGGTTCGAATCCTGTCGGGCGTATTATCTTAATTTACGCGACAGAAAAATTTAATGTCCATTTGACAAAGGATTTACATGGTGAATAAATATTATCTCACCCTCTCATTCCAAACAAATATTCAACAAAATCTGAGGTATAAGTCCGTAAATGTACGGATATATTATAGATACTTCAGACATGGGACGTAAGAAGTCCCTTGTCCCAAACCACTGTCAACACAAGGCTTCGGGCCGTTCCTACATCTATTGGAACGGTACGGAGATATATACGGGCTTATCCGGATCAATCGAGGCGGCTGAGTCATATGCCAAGATGTTGTCGAACATCATGGCTTATGGCGAGCCATGCCCTAAAGTCGAAGTCCAGGTCAAACTCAATGTCGCTACAATCGCCTCAAAATACCTACAGCATGTAAAGCGTACAAAGCCTCCAGACTCCGACGAGGACAAAGCTGTCGCCCGAGTCGTCAAAGATCTTGAGGTTTTTGACTACCCAGCCGAAAAATTCTCGCCTGGTCGTCTTACCGAACTGATTCAGATGTGGGTGGACAAAAGGCTGGCTTTGACGACGGTGAATAAAAAGCACAACTACGTCCTGAATATTTTTCGCTGGGCGGCTCAGATGGACTTGGTCTCGCCGACAGTGTGGTCGGCCCTGCTGACCGTACCAAAGATCAAACCTGGACGATCGTCTGCCAAACAGCCGAAGAAGATCAAGCCGGTTCCGAGCGATGTCGTTGAATCGATCCTGTCTCACTGCCAGCCACGAATCGCCGCTGTCCTCAAGATGCAGCTCTACACAGGCATGCGGTGCGGCGAGGTTCTCAGGATGACGATGGCTGAAATCCACGGGAACATCTATGCACCTTACAAGCACAAGAACCGCTGGAGGAACAAAGATCGAACTGTCCATCTTGGGCCAAAAGCCATGGCCCTGATCAACGAGTGGAAGACGGACGACCCGCACGCACCGCTCTTCACCTCGATGACCTCAGACTACTATGGCCGCTGGATAGAGATCGCCTGCAAGAGAGCCAAGGTTCCTCATTTTACATCCCACCAGATTCGCCACTATCACGCCACAATGGTGCGAGAGAAGTTTGGCCTCGATGCGGCTCAGGCTGCTCTAGGACACTCATCTGCCAAGACTACGGAGATTTACGCAGAGGTATCCACGACGCTGGCCAAGAAGGTCTCGGAGGATGTGGGATGAACCATCTAACGCTTGTTAGTCTGCGCAACATTGTTCAAAAAGGGGGGGGGTAAAATAGGTAAGGTTTGAAAATAGTGTTATAGCCAATTTTTTACTTAGTGTCTTTTGCTCTACACCGTGCAAGCTCATCTTTTAGACAGGCAATCTCTAAGGTCATCTCGGCATAACGAGACCGGCTTTCGTTGACCATCTCGGATATCGCCTTTACTGAAGCCAGGTAGGACTTTTTGACTTCCCTGTAGGATTTCTTCAGCTCGGCCAGTTCCGAGGTGAGCTTTTTGCACTGCACACACTGGATAGGCATTTACTTACTCCTGTTAAGTCACATCAGGGAATCGAACCCTGAGACGAGAATCCCGTAACGTCGGCCATCTGTGACAAGAACAACCCGCTCAAAGGATCGGTTTCTCTGAGCGGGTGTTTGTGCATCCTGCTTGGATTGCCGCATGCTGATCGGGTCGCTATAGAGCGATACTGAAGGGCAATCCAGTGGTCGCTGTACGCTCACCTTTCGGCGATCGCGGAAAGTGTTGAAACGCCACGCACAGCCCTGCCCCGCTATCCATCTGGCAGGCCACTTCCTGTATTGACCAGAATACAAAGAGTTGCGAGTAGAATCAATGGGGTAGCAAGGGAATCCCAGAAGAATTATGGATAAACAAGTGGCCCGTTTGCGTTCGTTGTGTTGCTGGTGGCCAGCGAAAGGTTACCCCATCCGATTGATATGACACTGTTTGACGAAGTTAGCAGATTGCTAGGAGACGCTGTGAGGCAGGCCGGAAAAGTGTAGTGTCCAGCCGTGCCTTTCAAGGGGCCATAGTTGTAAACCCATGGATTATTTGCATTTATCGTGTTATTGGAGGCGACCACTCTTGTTAACGTGATAGTGTTTGTCTGGTTGTTGTACGTGCCGTTTGCAAGATACTTTTTGAATACGACCCTTTTGTAAGTTTCGTATTTGATAGACTCGTACCTCTGTTCAAAACTGTCGTATATTGATGGATAAGCTGGGTTTGCAGGATCTGCCTCATCCCACTGGTAATGCGTCGAACCTGTTGGCCTGTAGCCATCCCCATCGTATCTTAATCCGGCATTTGGAACAAAAGTCCCTTTGCCAAGCGACTCCATGACACCAGCGTACGAAGCTCCTCCGTTGACATTTGGAGTGCCAGTCGGAAATCCTCCTACGACAAAAAACTCCAGGACGCTTACGACGTGAGTCGATACCAGCGACGAAATCGTAGAGTTCATGTCTGCGGCGTACCCAGACCCGCTTCGGTTTAGAAATAGCGTAGACCACTCTATCCCTAGTCCAGGAGAAGACCAGTAGTTTCTTCCAGGCAACAATCTTGGAAACGTATCCTTGGATGTCAAAACCGCTATTGCAGCCTCCAGCGCAAGGCTGTCTTTTGTCAGGTTCGCAGTCGCGCACGAGTTTATTGAAGGCGTGTCCAAGAAGCTCCCGTACACCCATACGTTCTGGTTCCACCTTTGCATCCCTAAAAGCGATTGCTGATTAGAAAAAAAAACCCACTGCGAGGTGTCTGCGTTCCATTTTGCGGGATACCGCTTCATGTCCGTTACGGACACATCGTCGTTATTGAGGCCGGTCGCTGGGTAATAGTCAAGTGTTCCAGAGTCACCGTTATCGAGCCACTCGTAACCGTTTGCTGTCGCTACTTTGATCTGCCTACGCCACGAATAGAAGATCTGGCCGTTTGCCGTACCCTTTTCGGTCATCCGAATCCAGATCGTTTCGTTCGTAGTTGTCGGATCTTCTTGAGGGTTGTTCCTGACCGGCAGATCGTAATTGGACTGGCCCTGAGCGGCCAGCTGATTGATCGACTGATTGACAGAATAGTCCTTCAGACTGCGAAGCTGTTGCTCGACTTCACTTTGCCAGCTCTCGTTCGGCCCCATCTGTCACCTCAAATGATGTTTGGATCTCTTGCGAGATGGTCTTCAAAGCTGTGGAAGTCCCGCATTGGCATCCCAGACCTTGGCTTTGCCGTGGAAAATCCGATGATCGTGTAAGGCTTTCGGCCCGTCTGATATCGCACGTCCGCTGATGTCATCACCAGGGAACACTCCTCAACACCGCTTCCGGTGGATGAGTTGCAACCTTCGGTGACAGTGACGTTAAACCCCTGAAGCGTGCCATTTGCATAAATACCCTTGTAGTCCCACTCAGAAGAGGGGTCTGGAGTGCCGACCACCCATGCAAATCCACCATCGATCTGGGGCTGCTGAACGCTGTCCCACAGCTCTTTTGCGTACTGATCCGCATAGGACTGGTCGCGGTTGTCGTACCAGTCGGGAATGTGGATGATCAGATCTCTGCTCATGCCGTAAATGGTTTTAACCTTGGCCTCGGTCTCTCCAGAGGCAATTGTCCCATTGGCGTCATAGTGAGGGTATACCGCTTCTTGAGTGCCTTCGTACACTGGCAGCAGGGCCTTGATATTGTACGGCACGATCTGGAACGGCTGATCTGTTGTGCCGTTTGCGGCTCCGGTGTCCCATGGTGGAGTCTTCGAGGTATAGTTTCCGGTTGTCCCGTTGTTGTTGGCGTCAACGACCGAAGGCCGATTCAGGACGATAATATTGTTGGTTGGATCAATTCGAAACGATGTCCAGAACGAATTGTACGACCATACCGACCCAGACCTTTGCCGGAACTCCACAAGACACTCGGGATACCATGCCTTTCGGGTTCGGCTGGCATCGTAGGCGATCGAGTTTACGCCAATTTGCGAGAAGCACAGTCCATCGGCTCCGGACGGGAAAACCGTTCCCAAGATTCGCCCCATCCCCTTTTGGGTGGTCATCAGTGAAGATGTTGAGGCAATGCCGTCCAGCTGAACCTTGTACCTTCGCCAGGTTACCGATCCTTTTCGAGTGTAACCGTAAAGCTCATATCGATGCGAATAAGTGTTTAAAGCTGTATCAGCAGGGGGGCGATCCACGTTTGGAGCTGTAGTAATATTACAGGTTGTCGCAGGGCTGAGAAGCTGCTCGTTTGACGAGACAAGAAACTCTCCAGAATCCACGCGAACATCGATACTGGCTCCGCCGACATGATTTGTCAGCTTGCGACGCACAACGATGCGACATTCTCTTCTCGATGCCGTTCCACCGTCAACCATCGTCAGCTCGTCAGCAATCCACTCTTTCAGGTTTGGGACGCTTCTACCTGTGATGTTTCCCGTGTCAGGGACGAGCCGGATTTGATTTGACGGCAGGCTCGTATTCCCCAGCGAGAAATACACGTCTCCCGTTGATAGTAAGGTGCGGCCCCATGTGTAGTCTGAGTGCTTGAACTGCTCTTTTGCCGTCGTGTTTGTCAGGCCCGTGGAGTCAAAATACTCGACAAGAGAGCCGTTGAACCTCAGCAGATCCGGAGAGTCGTCAAGATTGTAGGTCGAACTGCTGCGAGGGATAGACCACTGGCAGTAATATGGAACGACCTTGGGGCCACCGCGAACCATAACTCGGCTGTAAGAGCCAAGAGTTGATTTGCTGTACGAGAACCCGTCGATTGCTTTGTCTTGAAGATCGATCGAAGTTGCAGCAAAAACCCGCATGTCGTAAAACCGGATCAATCCAGTTGGAAGCACAACCATGCCAAAGTTAGGGCAGTATGCATCGAGCGTTTGCTGGATGGATGCGACAGCGTTATCTCCGGAGATCCGGAACTCAAACGGAGGAACCAGCGTGATCTTGTCAAGGTCACTGCTTGTCGTTGCATCAATCTCGGCTGTGACTGCGTTCTGTGCGACACCGTCAATATTTAGCGAGTAAGTTCCCGCTACGCTATTATAGATTGTGCTTGGGACAACCGTTCCGCTGCTGTTCTTAAAGGTGTATGCCCCAATTCCGTTTTTAAATAAGTTGAACGCAACTGCGAACGAACTGAGAACCATTTTTATGGCTCCGCCCAGCGATTTGCCGCCTGTCGTAGGCTGGTATTCGCTGAGTAGCGCGTTCATGTTGAACCGAATTGAATCACTATTGTCAATCGGACTTGTCACAGGGACACGCTCTGCACGCGATACCAGTCCTCTGGCCGCACAAGAGAATGCGTGCCATGGGTTTTCTGGAGTCTCTGTGGGACGTATTTCGTGGACATCGCCACAGAATATCAACGGGCAGTCCGTTACTCCGTTGGGGCTGAATGCAGACGCCGTCACCCGAAAGTCGTGATAAATTCGAACCTCAGCACCCTGCAACGACCAAACATTATCAGGGTTTACCGACGACGGCGCTGAAACGGGGCTTTTCTGTGGCCCTTTTCCGATAACCGCAAATTCCAGGAACGGAGTGCCTTGCAGTTGCCATGTGCGAACAGAACTGATCTGGATGCCCATTGAAGACGGGTCAAGGTTGGCCGGATCAATTGTAGACGGCAATGGGGCCGACCGAATTCTGAAATAGATGTAAGTCTTTGGTGCATTGTTTGGCATTAACGGTTCCCTCTCATGCCAAATCGAGATCGCATCAAAGCCTGTCTACGGAGCATTGCCTGGTGCATCTGGATCTGCATCCTGTTCTGCTGGAACTGGCCGAATGCCATTTGCTGTTCGTCACCCAGCATGCCCATGAAGTTCTGCATCTGGCTCATGCCGTTACTGGCTCCGGAAGCGGCGTCCATTCGGCCTCGGAACTGGCCGTTGCCTTCCATGTAGAGCTGATTGGCAAGCTCGCGAGCCTTGTTGGCCGGAACACCGGAGTTTACTAGATCGCTATAGATCTGGCCCTTCAGGTTGTTTGTCTGTGAGGCTCTTGCGTTGCCGCGACTGCCGTTGGCCTGAATTCCGCCCAGACTGGCCGCGATATTGGCAACGTATCGATCTTTGTTCATGTCAAAGTTGGCTTCCCAGTTTTGCGGGGCGCGACGCTGAACCTCTTTTAGGTCTGCGTTATCCTTTCCGCCTGAGAACTCGATTGCATCTTCGTTTGACGCACCGCTATTTCTGGCAATACCTTGAATCGTTCCTTGGACAGCACGGATGTCGGTAAATGGATTAGACGCCGAGGCTCGCAGCGACTCAATTCGCTTGGCATCGAACGCACTCATATTGCCACCCATATTGACCACAGACTGGGCCATGGACAGGTCGCGGCCCGAGAGCTTGTTGTCCTTGATATCCTGCTGCAAGGCACTGATTGCTTTCGGGTCGCCTGAGAGAGCCTTGGAGATCTGGGAGGCCGAGGACTCGCTGACAGCCTTGCTTTGGGCCAGGTTTGCGGTCATCCGGTCTCCACCCAAGCCTGTCCGGCCAAGAATTTCTCCGGAAGACATGGCTTCTACGGATGGAAGCGAGCGAACACGGGCGATTTCTGATTCTGATGTGCTGCGAGCCTGAGCCGATTGCACATCGACCATCGCTTTGATCGCCTCTTCTCTGTACTTTTTACCTTCGTTGGACTTCTCGCCGTACTTGTCCACGTAGTACATCGCATCAGCGACCTTTTTCTGGGCCGCTTGCGTATCCGAGAGGTCGGGCATGCCCAGAAAGTTTGGGATGACGCCCATGATCTTGTCTTCGCGTTTACCAAGGTCGATGCCAGCACTCTTGGCAAGACCTTCGCGATTGTCGTAAGCCACCATCGCACCAGTGGCAAGCAGGGCCGTGATGCCGGAAACCCGCTCGGCTTTCTCTGGGTTTACGCCAACGGCTGCGGCAAGCCCCTGAGCGGCGAACGGCAAGTTGTTAAGCGCACCCCTGGCTCCGCTGTAATAAATATCCTCAAGACCATAGCCCACAGACTGAATACCCATGGTGATCTGCCAGCGACGCAAACGGGCAGCAGCTCGCTGTTCATGCGTCATGTTTTTGCTGTCTGGGTTGTCCGGATCGACCGCAGCGGTACTCATCCCAAAAAGAGTGTCGCCCAATGTAGATGACGCAGCAGCACTGCTCATTCCTGCGGCAAATGCTGCATTTCCTGTAGCACTTGAGCCGTAGTTTCTGCCACTGCTTTGACGGGCTGAACTGGCAGGGGCTGCTGGCTCGGCGTTTGATTCTGGGCCATAGTACGAGCTGCCCGAAGAGCCAGGAATTGTACCCCCTGTACTTTGACGGGCTGAACTGGCAGGGGTGGAGGAAAATCCGCCACCACCACCCATTCCGCCGCCCACTCCTCCTCCACCTGTCCCACTTCCACCACCCATTCCAGCCTGTTTTTGCAATCCGATCATGCGTTCAAGCTCTGCATTGATCTCTTGGAGCTGGCTCAAAGAGGTCGCGCCAGGCCGGATGTTTAACTGGAAATCGACGACTTGCGACATGGTTAGTCCTTAAGCAGTGACGCTTTCGATATTCCAGTCGAACGTGTTGCAGATGTCTGCGTCCCACATCGCCATGCCTGAGATCTGGGCTGAGAAGATCTCGGGGATCGGCGTGATCGACTGCACCGAGTCAAATCCGGTGGCCCTACCCAGACTAAAGTAGATCCGCTTCCCAGGCGTGACAGGATTGTCAAAAATCACGGCCAGCGAGACCTTTCCGCCATTGATGCTGTCCCGCATATCGAGGTAACGCTTACGCCAGACTGTAGACCCGTAAGCTACCCCGCCGACCGTATCCATGGTTCCTGTGTCGCCGTCAGGATCTGACAGGTCAACCACCATAGAATACTGGACAGCAGTGACCGTCCTCTGAATGCGGTCAAGCGTGCCTGCACTGTGGCTCGTGGATGCCAGAGTGTTCTGGAACGTCAAACTGATGGATCGTACCGTAGTCAGCTTCTTTGTGGCAGCAGGGACGGCCCAGACTGTTTCAGTGCTGTTTGCCACTTGGCTAAAAATGGCTCCACCATTAAAGTCTGCGTAAACGCTCACGTTTTTGAACGTGTATGGAGCAGATGGATAAGCACTACAGGCAGGAACTTTTCCAGTTGTAGGAACGATCCCACCAGCTGGCGTAGCCGTAATCTCTGTGCGGGTCGCACCGACGAGCTGCATGTTCATTTGCACCATCGGATTGGTTGACCCAACCGTCAGGCTGAACTGGCCGATTTTGACACCCTTGTAGCTGTCTGCATAGAGACGCTGCTGGACTGGGTCAGAATCAATATGGCATCGGTCAATCTGGAAGCTCGTGGCATCGCCTGTCGGATTTGTCGTCGCGTTTGCCTTGGCTAACGCCGATCCGATCAGGAATTCTGCTTGTTCAGAGTACAGCTTTGTGCTGAACGCTCCGCCCACTGAATAGCCAACGCATGGCAGCAATCGGACACCACCCTTAGATCCGTAGCTTACGATCGGATAGGCGTTGTTTGTGTCGGTGATGGTCAGCGACCCGTCTTCGATGTCGGGGACGATATAATCCGTACCCAATGTAGCGTTCGCACCGCTATAACCTTGTGCGGTAGGGCCTTTGACTGTGCCGAGAAACTTGGTCTTGGCAGTTGTGCCGTCGTATTCTTTGAGAAAGTGCGCCCAGAAACGTGCCATGCGTTATCTCCTGATCGAGAGGACAATCGAGACCGACCCATTCCCGACCATACATGGCGGGTTTTTGTACTTTGCGTGGTTGATGGCTGGCGAGGAGATGAAGTGTGTCCCGTAGATTGCTCTGCGGTCGCCTTTCAGGGCGTCGTGCATTGCCTTTTCGCCACCAAAAAACTGATCGATTGCAGTCTCGATCACTTCCCAGAGATCTATCACCTGGTATTGGTTTGTCCCTGGAACAATCATCTCTATTTCAATGGAGAAGTTCGCCGAAGTTGATGAGAACGACTGCGGAGACATACCCTGAGACGAGTAAGTGAAACGGACGGCAGGGCATTGCTCTAAAGGTATGACTTCGTGATCGTGAGCGACTCCGTCGTAATCGTCCCATTTCTTGATTACGCCTCTGAGGGTTGGATGCTCCTTGAGATGGCGAATGAACGCCTTCATGAGCCTTGTCCGAATCCCTTCAGGTATTCGCATGTCAAACAATGTTGTTCCTCCCTGTCGAAACCTTGTCAAACCATGCGTTTATCTGCCGCTCAAACTGCGTGTACTCGTAGACAGTCGCTTCGCGAAGATCTCTTGCAGGCATGCCTTTTCGACCCTTTGAGCCTGGCCTGCCGTCGAACAGCTCTTCAAGGAACTCGAACTGCTGGCCATTCTTGTCCACGTTGTAGATATCGTCCCAGCCACACTCGGCTTGGAAGTCGATCCCGCCACCAGACACAGAGACGCCGTAATTCGTGATCACGCGAGACTGGGCGTTGCGTGGAGCCAGTGGAGGCCCCTTTTTGTCTCGGTAGGTGTTGTAATCCACCCTGACTGGCTGCGGATGGTAACTGCTCGATCGGCTGACAGAGACCAGCTCTGAGTCGCCATACTTTGGAGCCGCTTTTGAGATGCTTGCCTGTGATTGCAACGCTGAGAGCGAGACCGGAAGCGATGCGGTCGGCATGCCGGTAGACTGTTGGCTCTGCCGATAATTGGTTTTCTCAAGCTGGCCGTTCTTAGACTTGCCGTTGCCGCCTGCCATGCCTGCCAGAATGCCTGCCTTGTTGCAGATCATCGCCGCAGCAGAGACGCGATATTGCAGTTCTGAGCCAAACTTCTCGCAGTTTAAGGAGTTGAACAGGTTGTTCAGAGCCGTGTAGGAAGTCTCGTTGATCATGCCGTCTGCTTTGGCCTGATCGGCAGATGCGTTTCCTGTGGACTCTGCTGCTGGAGATTGCGTGGAGGCGTTCATATCGTGCATCTCCCGTCTGCAATCCGGCAGTCAACGGTATACGTTGTCGTGCCAAACCCAAGCTCGTCAAAGTGTGCGACAGCACTCTGCATGATCGAATTGGCTCTGTAGAACTGCTTCTGGGCGATCTCCTGATAGCTGCCTGTGGTGGGCGTGCTGGAGAGCGAGTCAGTGATCAAATAAAGAGCGTAATGCGATGCGGCGTCACGGATTGCAGGGCTTACGATCAGCTTGTCGTTTGCAAGCAATGTCTCGACATGCGTTGAGCCGTAGCTCTGAGGTGGGACAACACCATAGAACACGGCATTCCGGCCATAAAAGTTGCTGCTTGAGCTAGACCGGAGTATGCAGGAGTCGACCCACACTTTGGCGCGATACCGCTGCCTGCTAAAACCGGATAAGTCGTTGTCTGTATGCGTTGACTCCAGATACGGAGCTTTTTCCAGCAGATCGCCATAATCGCAGTAAAGCCTGAGATCACCGACCAGCCCGTTTGTGGGCGATGGATTGATTCGGATAAACCCGCGATAAATTTCGCGAGCTGATGGGTAACATGCCTCGTTGTTTGGGTCGAGCAGGACTCTTATCGAATAAATGCCTGGAGTGGCGTTCAGCTCGGGGATCTGGATCTGGTACTCGCCTTCGGAAGGCTGAGACCATGTGGCTGTGGGATCTTGTCTGGTATCGACACCAGAAAACCCTGTCGATATTTCGACCGACAGGATCTCTTTTCCGGTGAAACCTGAAATTGCGTAGGCATCCTCGCCGTAGATGCGGCGAGTGAAAGTCCGTGCCACGCCCTGGCTACAATCCAGAATCTTGCGATCAAGAGGTTGAGGCTCAGTGAACATGACACGGACTCCACGACAGGAGGTCTACTTGGATCAAAGAGCGGTTAGGAATGGAGTCCGGCTGCGGACAGCAAACTCTGGACGATAGACCATGGCTCCGAAGAGCGTGTCGAACGTCAGGATGTAGGTGAACTGCTTCGGATCGTAGCTCACCATGAAGCGGACAGGGATGCCGCGATAGTAAGCCATCGAAGCCTGGACGCCCACGGATGGGGGTGGGAGTTCCAGAGGCCGGTAAGCCACAGCGATGGCTCGCTTGTGGAACATGATGTTGTGGTAACGCTGCTTGCCAGCGTTTGTGCTGGTTCCGACTTCCATCGGAATGTCCAGATCCCAGTCCACGTTGACACCAAAGGTGGTGTTCACGCGAGCCGAGGTTCGGACGCCAGCGGCGATGCCTTCACCCACCGATGTCTGAGCTGTCCACTCAGCATCTGTGATGATGTTGGTGTACGTCGAAGGACGCACAAGCAAGTGCATGTTGGCAGTGTCGTCGGTAGGGCATTTCGCCTCCGTCAGAGCCTGCCACATCTTTGCCAGCGTTGCGATTGGAAGGTTGTGGGCCGTTGTGGAAGGTGTATCGACAGGAGCGATGCCCTTGTTCTTCAGGCCTTCCCATTCCGCCGTGGACATGCCGTTGTCCGGTGTTGACGGGTTCACTCGGAACAGCGAATCGCCGTTCGGTGTTCCAAACAGCGTGGCTCCACTGCCGTTGTAGATCAGAGTGGCGATCCGCTTGTTCACATAGGTCGTGAACTTCTTGATCGCTTCGTCGATG